TGCTTGAAGTGTTTGATGGCTAAAAGGCGATTGACAAAATAGGCACTCCATGCGTATAATTAACAATAGGGGGAGTGCGCCCTTAGCGCTTCATCCCTGCCAGTTTACCTTCACTGGTAATACTGATGTTCTTATAATACCCACTAGCTAATCTTATCCATTCGTTATGGTCAACAATTTTGCATTGCTTCTCATACCGAACTGAATTAGCCCGCATCTTGAATCTAGTGGTAACACTACCACCTTCTAAATGAGGGTCAACTGCTGTCCTGGTATAATGTCCGAACTTATCCCGCTTGTATCCCTTATCAAATAACCAGTTACCGAGTAATTCTTTTGTTAGCATAACCCCTCCTACTTATTGCAATGCGTTGCACAATCTTTCTTGCTACTATAATCGCACATTAACTTATCAGACATAACATAGGCTAAAGTGTAAGAGTGCCCTAGCCAATTCCCTGACCGTAGCTTGATTGTTTTTAGTGTCTTACCGCACTTAGGACATTTCATTATTACACCTCTTTTTATCTGTCCTGCCTCATAGCATATATTCCCTTTCTTAAATTATAAACCATAAGTCTCTATTTGTCAAGGGGTTTTATTTGAATTTATTAAAATATTTTCAGAGAACTAAAAGAAACATACCTAATAGCCCCTACCTATCTATTGGAGGTTTAATCCCCCCCAGTATGAACCAGGCGGGGCTTCTTTCGGCTTATGGGCAAATCGGCTGGTTGCACGCAGTTGTGTTTCGCATTGCTTTGGGTTGTAGTGAAGTTGAGTGGACATTATTTGATTCTAGTAACCCAGAGAAGCCTAAGCAGATATACAAGCACCCTATTCTTACACTCTTAAAGCAGGTCAACCCCTTCCAGACTTCCAATGAGTTTATTGCTTTAGATACAATATACAATGAGCTAATAGGGGAGTCTTACTGGATACTTAATAACAACGGACTCAGTGAACCAGCGGAGATTATACTTCCTTATCCCCAGAAGATGTCCGTAGTTCCCGCTAAGAACTTCCCTTATGTTAAAGGTTATGTCTACGGGGTTGGGGTAGAAGCTGTGCCGTTCGATGTAAATGAGGTAATTCACTTCAAGTACCCCAACCCCCTTAATCAATATCACGGACTAGCACCAGCTCAAGCTATAGGGATTAATCTTGATGCAGAGCAGAACGCAGACAAGTGGGTCAATCAGTTCTTCTATAACTCGGCCAGACCCGATGGCGTTATACAGTTTGACTATAACTTATCAGATGAGCAGTTTGATAAGCTTAAGAAACAGTGGTCAGAGAAATACAAGGGTGTTTCTAAGGCGCACCAGGTAGCTTTACTAGAAGGTGGTGGCAAGTACCTCCAGATTCAGAACACAATTAAAGACATGGACTTCCCCAACCTCAAGCAGAAGAACCGTGATGTCATTCTAGGTGTCTGGGGTATGCCTCAGTCGGTTATGGGTATATCAGAGAACGTCAACAAGGCCAACGCAGAAGCAGGAGATTATCAGTTTGCTAGATGGCTAGTTAAGCCTCGTTTAGAGTGGAAGAAAGCCAAACTACAAGAGCAGTTGATAAGGAAATTCCGAAAGTCGGATAATCTTACTTTAGGATTTAAGGAAGTCGTACCGGAGACGGCAGAACAGAAAGTATTATCAGCCGAATCAGGTATGAGGGCTGGTTACTTAACAATAAACGAAGCTCGGACTATGCAGGGATATGACCCTCTGCCAAATGGTGATATGTTATTAGTGCCTTTGAACCTCATACCTACACCTACTAGTGGTAAAGTGACGCAGAGTGGAGCAGTGGAAGCTCGCCAGGCTCATAACTTGGAGGTCGTAGGTTCGAATCCTGCCCCTGCAACCAAATCATTAGATGATGACCAGAAGCGTCTACACTGGGAGACTTACGCCAAGTCAACAGAACGCCAAGAGGAAATGTTTAATAATGTATTTGAGTCTGTCTTTAATGACCAGAAGGATTATGTCATATCTGAATTAGAAAGGACTGGTCACTTACCAGTTCAATTAGATGATGAAAAGACCGCTAGTAAATTTCAACCAGCTATTGAGTTGATTTATAATTCAGGATTTGAGGAAGCCATATAATGCCAGATTTAATGGATGAAGCAGCAAGAACCTGGATAGCAGAACGTTCTTTACTTCTAGCCAAGTCTATTAACAAGACTACTATGGAGGCTATCCGCAATGAGTTAGCGTTAGGCTTTGAGGCTGGTGAGTCTATACCTCAGTTATCCAAGAGGATTGAGGGTTACTTTACAGAGAAAGCTAAATACAGGGCGGAGATGGTGAGCCGTAGTGAGACCATCGCTGCATCCAATGAAGGTGCGTTACATCGTTACGAATTAGAGGGTGTTGATAGAAGCGAATTTTATCCTAGCCCAGACGCATGTGACGTTTGTTTATCTTTGGCTGGCGAATACCCGACTAGGGAGGTACACGGTATGATTCCCGTTCACCCTTTTGTCGGTGCGTGTTTCTCCCTGTAGTTTGAGAAACACGCAAAAGACTCAATAAAATGCAACTGCAAGGGGCAATATGGCTGACACATTTGTAACTGTAATATCTCACCGCCAAGAAATAGAAAGTAAACTGTTAGGCGATATACAGAAGTCGCTTGAGCAAGTCGGGTTGGTTGTAGAACGCCAAGCCAAGATAAACGTCTCACAATCTAGCGGACACCCTAGAGTGCAGACTGGTAGATTAAGGAGTTCAATAACTCACGAAGTTGAACAGGGGCAAGTTGCGATAGGAACTAATGTTTATTATGGAAAGTATCTGGAATTTGGGACAGTAAATCATCCTCCATACCCTTGGCTATTCACGGCAGTTGAGGGGAAGCGGAGTGAAATTATAAACCTACTCAAAGGATAACCGGAGGTAAATTGATAACGAGTCATCAGCGAGGTCATTTAATTAAATATGTGGGTTATTGGGTTTATGCTGATAATGATGAAACAATAGAAAACGAAAGACCATGTAAGCAATGCGGCAAACCTCCCACTATTAAAGGGTATGATGCTTGCTTGGGTTATATACCAAATGCCAATTACGCTTGTTGTGGGCATGGACTAGGAGGTAACTATGAATACCGTATATAAGATTTTAGAGAATTGTGAAGTCAAGAAAGTAGGCGAAAGGCAATATGAGTTTACCGCCTCTACTGCCGACCAGGATAGAGACGGTGAAGTTATTGACGTTACTGGTTGGGACTTAAAGAACTTCAAGAAGAATCCTGTCATAATGTTCGCTCACGATTATAGAACCCTTCCTATCGGCAGAGCTACTAAAATCGGTGTTCGTGAAGGTAAGCTAGTCAACAATGTAGAGTTCCCGCCTGAAGGAACTTACGAGTTTGCCGACATTGTAGAACGATTAGTCGGGGCTGGATTCCTAAAGACTGAATCGGTGGGTTTTATGCCTAAGAAATGGGAAGATGGAGATGGTGGCGAAAAGTCACCCAGACGGACTTACACCAAGCAGGAACTATTGGAAATCTCAATCGTACCTGTTCCTAGTAACCCTAACGCTTTAATGAATGCTGTCAAGGAAGGTGTCATCACAACCAAACAACTCAAACAGATAACCGAACCTGAAGAAACAAACGATTATGAAGATAAAATAACTAAGCCCGAAGAGACAGACGAGTTTATTCGTATCCCCGTCAGGACTTGTGAGGTAACTGCCACAATAGACATCTCCAAGAAAGAAGGAATTTCAGCCTTATATTGTGGTAAAGAAAAGCAAGTAAGAACTTATCTCTTCAGAAAAGACCATGACTGGACAATGGAGAAAGCTAAGGCGTGGGTTAAAGACCATGAGGGCAAAACAGCCCATGAAATCTCACAAGAGGAAATCATAGACGAGATAGATTACTTGATAGTCATGATAGAAAAAGAAGGGTTAAGTGTTGAAGCCCAAGAATCATTTAAGGAACTACTGAAGCGTTTGCCTGGTAACGACATACCAGTTGAGATAGTAAATATTACCCCAGCCGCAGTAGATAATATTGCAGATGATGTGAGGTTAAAACTTATCATCACACAAACAGTCAAGAATGTAATAAAGGAGATAAAATAATGGAACTTACAGATGAAAAGATTGCTGAAATAACTGCCGAAGCAGCCGCCAAAGCTGTAGAGGAATACAAGGCAAGTAAGGAAATTGAAAGGAAAGTACCCGCTGAGGATGCGGAAATAAAGGTCGTAAAAGACGAAGCTGACCAGCCTTTCTCTAGTCTCGGCGAACAGCTTATGGCTGTCAAGGATGCCGAGCTTTCTAGGGGCAGAAACATGGATGTCAGGCTGGCTTCTAAGGCCATTGTTGGCAACTCTGAAGGCATCCCCGCTGATGGTGGATTCCTGGTTCAGACCGACTTCGCCGCTCAGTTACTTGAGAAGGTGTTCGTTAATTCAGACATCGTAAGCAGGGTTTACAGGATGCCAGTCTCGGCTAACGCTAATGCTATGAAGATTCCAGCGGTTGCCGATGACTCAAGGGCTGATGGTTCACGCTCTGGTGGAATAAGAGCTTACTGGATGGGAGAAGGCGCAAGCAAGACGGAATCCAATGCTACCTTCAAACAGGTCTCCTTAGAGTTGAAGAAACTCGTAGGCTATACGACCTGCACTGACGAACTCCTGAAAGATGCCCCTGCACTTGGTTCTTGGATTCAGAGGGCGTTTGCTTCAGAGTTCGACTTCAAATTGGCTGACGCTATCATCAATGGTGATGGTGCTGCCAAGCCTCTTGGTATCTTGAACGCCCCTTGTCTGGTAACTGTTACCGCTGAGACTGGCCAGGGTGCTTCTACTATCGTAGCTGAGAATGTTATCAAGATGTGGATGTCTCGCTTCGGCCCCAACTCGTCAA